AACCTATTTACACTACTGCAATTGGTTAGTGAAAATAGTCCTAAAAATGCTAAACACAGGATTATACTTTTTCTTTTCGCCATTCTCATTCGTCCTGGTTGATTGACAAGCCGCTAGGGTGGTCAACACCAGAATAATCATAATTATTTTTTTCATAATCTTTTATATTTGTAAAAAATTCTCTATCTACTTTTCCTTTTGCAACTAACAGACAATCAGATTGTATATTTTCTATTTTATTTTGTATGTGTTTATCAGATGGCGGAGTTCTTCTTAAATTATCCGCCATCTTCTTTATAGAATCAATCTTATCACAAAATTGTTTGATACTATGTGTCATTAGTTTAAGTCCAACTTCTCAAAAAAACCTTTTAATTTGTATTTTGATTCAGACCAATTTGTTTTTTGAAAAACTTTTGTCTTACAGATTTCTTTTTGTAAAAAACTCAACTCATTACAACCAGCTTCTGCGTATAATGTTTTCCAATCTTTTTCTGGTTCACCTGCACCTGCTGTTTTTACTGATATAATAATAACAACTAATATGGAGCACATGAATAGAATTATGCTTTTTAAATCCCACATAATTATACCTTTCTTCCTGCTGTTTTAATGTCCTCTTTAGCAACTACCATATAAGGACCTTTGTTGTACGCTGGAGCAATTGTATAGTTCTTACTCGCCTCAATCTTCCAACGATTGTCAGGTTTTGTACCACCATGACCAATTTTATTTGACATAGGAACATCTGATAGAGTCTTTTCTCTTGGCTCTGACATAGTTCTCTCTGCTATATCTAAATAGTAACCACCATTTGTAGTCAATTGTATTCTACCATTATCATCACAATTAAAACCTAGTTTTTGTAAATATTTAATATGTTTCTTCAATGCTTCTTTATATGCTTTCGTAGGTTTTTTCTTTCTTAACCTACGAATAGCACCACTAGAATTATTTGTATAGATAATTGCCATTAGACCATTGCCTCAACTTTTTCCTCTAAAGTTTTAGCGCTTTTATCTTCATCTGAAAAACCCTCAACGCCAAAATCATCATCAGCTTGTTTCTCAGCAAATGTTTTACCAAATACTTTCATATAAAAATAGTCTTTAGGATTAGGTTGTGACCAGGCGTGTAATAGATTTTCAAAATTAATATCTACACCGTCTAGTGATTGTGGATTTGACTTTTTAAGGTCAACAAAATCTTTTAACATAGCTATTCTATGTTTGTAAGATGGTTTTTTAGACTTTTCGTCTTTAGCAGTAGCTTCTTTAAACTCTGCAAATATCATTTCTTTTGTGTATTCAAATTGTGCCATAATGTAACTCCTTCACTAGTTAATAATAATTAAATATACCATACCATAAATCGCTCGGAATGGCAAGCCCTTAAAAAAGCGTGATTTTTCGTGCTTTTTTCAGGAAAAAAGCGTCTAGGATGCGCCAGGATTGACGAATCTAAGCTTTCGTGTATCAATGTATACCGCCTTTTTTAGGTTCACCTGCGACACCCCATTGATTGTGTCTTTCATCTGTCATCTGTTTTATGTGTTCTTCACTATATCCAGTATCTTTTTTAGACTCTTCTTCAGCCCACTCCTCAAACTGGTCTACCTCATCTTGCAATTCATCTCTATGAGTTCTAAGGTCATCAACGGCGTCCCTTATCTTACTATCAAAAGATTCATTACCTGTAACGCAATTGTCTGATTCTAATTTGTCAATAGCGGTATTTAAAACATCAATTGTTTTTAGTTCATTTATCATAATTAACTCCCATTAAATGCTTCAATATCACCAGTATCGGTTGATATTTCGTTATCTTCGTCTTCACTACTCATTAATAAAACTATATAGTGAATTGCCTTTAAAAGGTCTTTTCTATTCTTACCAGCTTTCTTACCGTATCTGCAAAGATACTTAATGGCATTTGCTTGGCAAAAATCTTTATCAATATTCAAGTGTCTTAACATATCTTGAACCTGAAAACCGTCTTGTGTGGTACTATAATGTTCACCATAAGTACCTTTTATATAATCGTGTATTTCTTTAACTATTTTATCTTCATTATATTTCATATTATATTCCTAACGCTTTTATAACATCTTCCTCTGTTAATGGCAACCTTTTTCCAGATTGTAACCAATCGGCCATTTGTTCAAAATTAAATGCTTCATCTTGTTTGTTTTCTTTTTCTAATACTTTTTGAGCTGTCTTAAAAAATTTTAATATATTCATATCTTGACCTAATGTATCTGGTCTACTTTGATATTTACCTTTTCTTTGATTACTCATTAGTTATCCCTCTTTTTAAAATCTTCTAAATGATTCATATTTGCATATCTACCGTCTTTATTAATTGCATATACTAAGGTAGCTTTATGATTTTTACTAGTTTTGTCATATAAATTTTTTGCTTCGTCATATGTTTTAACAATTGTTTTTGTACTTTTATCTAGTGGTCTCCACTCCATAATAGAATACTCTACAGCATTGTTAATAATATTTTGTTCCCACTCGTTTGGTTTATTATTCATCAATTACTGACCTCGCATAATCATAAGCTTCTTCTTCGGCGTTCTCATCATCTGATACAAATTCTTGTGATTGTAAATAATCGCCTTCATCTTCTCTATCATCAAAATAAACTTCGTAAAGATTTTTACCATCTTTACCATCTTCTAATTTTCTCCAATAACCTATCTTGTTATCATTCATATCAAATATATCTTTATCAACCATTCATCCACTCCTTATCTTCAACATACTCATTCTTTTTAATAACATCTTTAATCTGCATAAAATAACACCAATATTCACCAAAAGTAACTGCACCAGTATAATTTAAATCAGTATCATATGTCTTAGCATTTAATGAGTTATCACTTTCAGCCGCTATATCAGTAGGTTCTGTTGCAATACCTATATTAGTAACAACACCCTCACGGCCTCTTTCATCAACTATTGTATCACCTAAATTAATTATCATATTATTCCTCCCATAAATTTAGTTACTTCTTTATTAAAATCTCTTTTGAAAAATTGTCTTGTATTATATCTCTGACCATAATCTTCAACAAAACTTTTACCATCACCAGTTTGGTCTGTTACATCTTTACCAAACTCGTCTTCGTAAGTTCTATAATATTCTGAACCGTGTATCATTTCAACACCAGAAACACCAGTAAAATTACTAGCAGTTTCTTTATAGTTTTTATCACAAAACTCTTTTATTTTCTTTTGAAAATCTTTATTGTTTAATCTATTCATTTGTGATAAAGGCAAGTTTCTAAAGATAGTATAATAGATGTTAAAGTAAGGGTCATACCTTTCCTCAGAATCTTCATACTCTCTAAAGTAAACTAAATGTAAAGTGCCTTCTCTCATTATTAAGCAGCCTCTTCTTTGGCTATATCTAAAACTTCGTCAACATTGTATTCATCAATGCCAACTAAATCTAAATTTTCAACATTTGATAAGTCAATGATAGCTTTCTCTTTTGAGATTTTACCATCAACATAAGATTTGATAATATCATCTGATTGTTCTTCAGCGCAATCCCACGCCCAATTTTTTACTTTACCCATAATGTTTGTCCTTTCATTTGATTCGTTATAAGTATATCAAGAATATCAAGAAGAGTCAAGTAATTTCTTTTTCTAGCTTCTTCTATTCTTTCTGTTAGTGTTTTTTTAATCATAATATACATATACTATACACTACCTGGCGATGGAGTCAAGCACTTTTTTTAAAAAAAAAGCTAGTAAAATCAAGGGTTTTTAAATTATTTTGTTCTGGTTTTGTTCTAAAACCATGCTTTTTTGACCCATTCCTCGTTGGATTGATGAGGATTTGGTTCTCCGTGAAATACGGTAACTAACGATTCGCCATTGTGTTCAAATGTCCAATCATTCTTGTGGTATCTTCGACCTTTTCTGTCATACCACTTATAACTCTGCGTCCAGGCGTCTGGAAACGCCTTGGTTTCATCATATCTTAGTATTAAATCAGATATAACATTCTGGTCACCTGCGTGTCTTAACCATTGGTTTCTGTCATTTATGAAAGGTTGCCATAACTTACTTTCCATGGCCTCTGAGTTAAATCTCATCACGCTGGAGTTGAATATACCGGTATCAGGATTAAAGTCATTCATACCAACAAAATCAGCCTCTGGTTCATATGTAAAAAAACAATCTATATTATCTGTAATTACTACATCTAAATCCATATACAAAGTGTTGCCTTTTAATACACCAGGATGAAATAGTTGCATTTTATTCCACCAACCTTGTAAATCATATCTAGGAAATTGTTTTATGAATATATCGCCATCTAATATTTGTTGAGGATTTGGGTGGTCAGTAAACACATAAAACTTATGGTCAATAGTGGTGTTTCTCTGAACCATATTATAGAGTTTTTGAGCATACTCTAATTTATATTTTATACCATAACAAACACAAGCAAAATTCATATCACTAACCAGTTCCAAATTGCTCTGATTGCTAATAGTAAATACATTAACTCCATTAATGCTCTTGGTATATCTTTATCTTTTATACCCATATAAATCCAGATACTACATGATAGTGTTGCGATACCCCATCCTAACCATTGTGTATTTACATCTGCGTTAGATAATATAAATGCACTAATCATAGCACATACAAAACCTAACCAACGCCAACCATCTATCTTTTGATAATATCTAATCTTCATATTGTCTTTTAAGTATTTCATAGGCTAAACCACTTCCTATTTCATTTAAAGTAAATTGATTTTCTACTACACAATTCAACCATTCGTTTATAATTTGTTTATTTGGTTTCATTGGGTTATTGATGTTACTTATATCTC